GTTGATCAATTTCTTTTTGAAATTGTTCATACTCTTGCTCTTTTTTTGACTTTGTTACTCTAATTCTTTCAGCTTCTAAATCTAATTTAGTTAAAGCTTGACGAGCTTCTTCTTCAAGTTGAAAATCACCAGCTTCTCTAGCTCTTACTAAATTTTGACGTGCGAGGTCAGAAGCCATTTTATTTCGTACTTCACTTTCAGACATATAACCTTTGTCAATGTCATAAGTTTTTTGTTTAGCTTCTGATAGTTCCTTTTGAACGTTTTGAGCATACATGAAAGCAGCCTCTTTTTCTCTTTCGGCTTCTCTCAATTTCCAAGTCATTTTATCAATTCGTTTTTTGACTTTATCCGAGTATTGATCCATCTCCTCCGATTGTTCTTCTTCTTGAACTTCGGGTTTGAGGGGATCTTTTTCTTCTGTCTTTACTTCTTCATACTTATCAGGACTAACTGCGCCGTGTGACTTATCTTCAAGTTCTATTTCAGCACCCTCTCCCGAGGTATCAAGATCGACCATCTTTTCTTTTTGGCCAGATGTTATTTCTGTTTGCATGGTTTACCTCCCATGTTATAATATTGTTAGTATGTCCTCTGGATTATCAACGGTGCCGAGTATCTCGTCATCATTAAGTAATCTTACTTCCCCACCTTCAATTTTAAGTCTAGATCCTGCGTATCTGCCAAACACAATCCAATCGCCTTGTTTACACCAAGGGCCATTAGGAAACTTTTCTTTATCTTGATATGCATCTGCACCGACTGCTAAAACCATAGCGACAGACGCTGTTAATTGTGAATCTTCTAAAGTCTTATCTGTTAAAATAACTCCACCTTTAGTTTTTTCTTTTGTTTTAAAAGGTAAAACTAAAATTCTCCAACCGACAGGTCGTGGAAGTTTTTCTAATTCTTTTTTGTCTTTATTTATACCCTCGGAAGGGTTTTCCATTTTTTTCTTAATGTCCTCAGGGACATATAAAGTCTTAGTCATCTATTTTCTCCTCTTGATCCAGCAGGCGAGAGATTTCCTGTTGGCATATGTCAAGCATATGTATCTTTCCTTGAATATACTTGTAATCTTCAAAGTTTTCAACCCCTTGTGTCAAATGTTCATGAAGTTGTTCTTTGAGTGTTTTTAGTTCTTTTTGATAATTATGAATTACAAAGATGCTCATACGTAAGCATTAACTCCTGGTATTCTTTTTTCAAAAACTTTGTTTTGTCCATCTTTCGCACAGTGCCATGTTTGTTCATGACCGTGATTAACTCCGTAATTATTATTTTGCATTTTACCTAAACCTGATCTTACTGCTTCAGCTACTGAATTAAGAGCATAATCATCACCAACCATAACACCTGTTTGTTTTAACTTAGGCCACCAATTAATAATATCATCTTCAACAGCATCATATTCATGTGCTCCATCAACCATGATATAATCAATAGATTCATCTTTGAATTGATTTAAAATTTCTTCTGAATCTGATCTACCTTGACAAGGTACAACCATATTTCTTCCAATAAAAAATTGTAAATTATCTTTGAATATAGATGAGAAGTCTTTTGGTAATTTAATACTAGCATGTTCTGATGAGCCTTCAAAAGTATCTACGCAATATATTTTTACATCTTCTTTCCCCGCGTTGTACAGAGCGGTTGCAAGATAGTGTGTTGATCTACCTAGAAAAGATCCAATTTCTACAATGACACCATCATCGGCTATTTGATCTACAACGATGTCGTAAGTTTCAGAGTAATTGAACCACCCAGGTATCGTAAAATAGGTGTGTTTCATAGTTAAGAATATCCTTATTTGTTTGTCTTAACTATTTGTATCTTTTTATAATTAATTTTCAAGCCTTGTGGTGTTGGTCCTCTCTTAGGAGGAACTGTTGTTGTTAGTTTCTGTTTCTTCATGTTCGCATATGGTGCATTCGCACATACAAGTTGAACAACAATGGCATAAGCAGTCACACTTTATGCATTTTGTTGTCATTTCTTTTTAGTAATTAAACCCATAGCACCTTTTGCACCTTTTATACCAAAGCTCGCCGAACAGGCTATATATAAAAGATGTTTGTAGTAGTCAGGTAAAGAATGAAGTGCTTCAAACCCTGCTTTAATGTGAGGAGTCCATCCGGGAATAAATACTGCTACCGCTGGAACCAACAAGCATATTAAAATTAGTTCGTCTTTCCACGACCCTTTCATTTGATCAACTGCAGTAGCTTCCCAGCTAATTTTTCCTGCTATTTGTTGCTCTTTTAGGCTCTTCTGAGCCTTGATTTCAGTCAAAGCAAGATCTGCTTTTGCCTTTTTAGTCTCTACAAAGCCCGTAACAGCGTCTTTAATCATTCCTGCTACTGGACCAGCTAATAAACTAATCATTTTGACCTCTATCTTGTTGATTTTGGCGTTGTGTTGCTACATCTGCTCTTAACTGAGCTAAATCATAGTCTTTTTTTAACTTCTGAGCGTCAAAACTTTGTTTGTAATCAAATTGGTTCTCTTTTAATGCTTGATTTTCACCTTTTAGTTGAGCTTGCATCTCCATTTCTGATTGTTTTAGAGCTAATTCTTGTTGTTTAAGCAAAACAAGAGGATCCATGTTTTGATCCTGCATAGATTCCTGTTCTTCCATGACCATTTGTTCTGTAATTTTTACAATTTCTTCATCAATTTTAGTTGCTCTTTGCATTTGTAGTGCTTGTAACGCTTCTGGTGGCACTTGATCACCAAATTGTTGACGTAATTTTTCTGCCTCTTCTACCATTGCTTGATCAACAACCTGTGTGGCAAGTAAAGAAGTATGTTGCATGACATGAGAAACTAAATTCATAACTGCCATTGGATTAGCTTTTACTAAAGCAGATGACATAAATGCTCTGTGAGCTTTTATATGAAGTTCATGATTTTGTTGTGGAAAAGCTTGTAAAGGAGCACCACGTAATACAACACTATGTTCCATAGCTGGATCTTGTGGTTGTGGTTGCGGTGGTACTGGAAGTATTTGTTCAATATCTTTTATACCTAAAGCTATATACATTCTTCTATAAGCCTCACGTAAATTATGCATCTGAGGATTACTCTGAGCAAGTTGTAATTGATTTTGTGCTAACGTCACACGTTGTGACATAGAGAAAATATTTGGATCTGATACAGGTAAAATATCTATATTGTCATCAAAGTCGACAGCCTTAATTTGTCTAGGTCCACCTTGAACATTGAAAGGATATACAGGTGGAAGGGCTACTTTAAAAATATTAGCTAATAATTTAAACTCTTTCTTTTGAGCAAAGTGTAATCTTTTGTGAACAGCAGACATAACTTTTGTGCCACGTTCCATTAATGCCATTGTTGTACCCACAGGAGTTTGTGATTTACCTATTTCAGATGTTTGCATATCTGCAACGGTTGCAAATTGTTTTGCAGCATCCACACAGAAGCCTAGTAGTTGCATAAGAACTTGATCAGGACCTTTGTAGGGTAGAGGCATTAATGCTTCACGAATAATTCCGTTAGGTGCATCAACATCTCTAAACTCACCAGGTTGTAGTGGTTGATCATCATCACGTATTCTTAAACCACGTGACTTATAACCTGCTGGTAGATTAGATAAAGTACCTGCATCCAATAGTTGTCTTAATGCTGTTGTGGCAGTTCTTGTCAAACCACCAATCATGTGAATTAAACCAAACCCGTAAAAACCTAGTCCAGGTAAAAACTTGTAGTGAACAAAATATTCATTTTTTCTTTTAAGTGGATCTGCTTCAGTATAGTTTCTATATATAGATAAAACTTTATTTGATGATCTATCTATAGTGACAACGTAGGGTAATTTAATTCCACTAGGTTCGCCATCTTTTGGGTTTAAATCTTCAAAACCTTCTAAATCTAAATCAACATGCATTTCATATAATTCAGACATGTCATCCATTTGATAGCTGTTTGGATTTACACCATCTATTCTATCCATTTTTTCTTGAAGACCTGACTCATCATCACCATCGTATGCTTGTAAATCTACGTCACGATAGAATCCAGAAACTTGTTTCTTTCTTAAATCGTTCATAGACATTTTTACAATTTGTGAAATTCGATCACAGCTGTCTAAGTCTGATGCTCCGTAAGGAACAATAATATCTTCTGCAGGGATAAACTTTGATGTAGCTCTACCTTGAACTTCATCATAATAAACTTTTTTAAATGCACTTCCTGATAAAGGTAATTGAAATAACAATTGATCCATTTCAGGATTATAATCTTCCATGACATGAGTAATCTCATAGTTCATATATTCTTTTACACGCTCTGCTGCTAATTGAAGTTGTTCATTGTTAGCACCAACAACTTGAGTTCTAACAGGACCGTCACTAGGTAATAATTCAACGTAAGCCATCGCTTGAAATTGTGTAACAGCTTGAGCTAAGACAGGATGATTAACACTTGCAGCACCTCTGAATGGTCTGGTGCGTTCTTCATATTTGAAACCTAATAAATCTAAACCTTTGGTATAAGCGGTTTCCCAATCCTCTCTAGAGGATCTGTCATTTTCGACTTTGTCTATAAGGTCATTAGAAAGAGATTGTAAATATCCTTCATCTAAAATTTCTGCTAGGTTTGAATTGAATCCTGAAGTTAAAGGTAAATCTTCTTCGCCAACTACGGCAGATCCATCATCAATAATTTCTACGTTAGCTTCACCATTAGTTTCAAGATCAACTGTGGTGCCAACCTCTTCTACTTGAACATCATCTTCTTCACGACCCCCTG